CTCTGCAGTCTCTACCTTACGGTGCTCTACAACTAAGTCTTCTGTAGCAAGTAACTTAGCAAGTTGTGATTTGATTTCGTGCTTGATGGTCATGAGGTTTCTTATCTGATATACCTATCATAACAACGAAACCGCCTCTTAGGGCGGTCTAGTAGACACTTTGTCAACTGTCTACTTCGTTTTCTTGCTTGTCTTAATGCTTGCGGTTTGAGATGACGCTTCTGTTCCTTCTTGGAATGATGCTGCCAATTAGGGACTCTCATGACTCTCCTAAGATTCTTGAATACCGTCTAATACTTCTTGTAAACTATTCGCACGGCCTTTGTAGTAAGATACTTCTTCTGATAAAACATCTAAGATGTCACCAACTATATCTTTTGGTTCTACTCCTTCTTTAAAATAAGTTTCGATTGCTTCAGATAGATATCTTTTACGATTCCACTCTGGTGTGTAAGGACTATATTTCATGATGAATACACTTCATTCTACCATTGTATACGATTTATTTAGATTTGTCAATCCCTTTGTCGCCAATCGTCAGGTTTCTTACGATTAAACCACTCTCCGATGTCGTCTGCACTGTCGAACCCATGTCTATAATCGGATGGGTCGGGTTCTCCTAATCCCATCCTATTCAGAAAATCATCGGTTCCTCCTGCCTTCATATCAGGGTTTGATGCCTTCTGTCGTGCCTGTCTCATCCAAGTTGCTGCAGTGGTATTCGCCTTTGCAAGTTTCTCTGCCCAGATCATTTCTTTGAGTGGAACTTCTTTTCCTTCCACTATGGCTTTACATATTCTATCTAAGCGAAGACGATATTGAGTTGAAAGCATGTTACATTACTTAACAGTGTCCAAAATATTTATTGTAGGAGACCAACCAAGTTTCTGTAATTCTGTGATATCCGCACATGTGATATCTCTTTCACCCGGTGTATCTTCCTTAATTGGTAGGTCTCCCATACCCATTTTAGTTGCAAGATCAATCACTGCAACAGGATTTGCTGTTCCTACATCTAAGACTCCAGTGTAGTCATTTTCTGCAAGAAGTGCAATTGCTGACACAATGTCTTTGACATGAATCCAATCTCTCTTGTGTCTTGTGAGATATGTAGCAGTTTTATCCTCTAGCATCCGATATAACATATCTGAACGACTTACTTTCTCTGCATATACATTAAAGAATCTCATACCCACACTATTCGGTGGTGCTTGAATTTCATTTACTTTCTTAGTGATACCATAGGCATTAATCCACCATTCATATACAGATGCAGAACTTGCATACAAACATCTTACATTATTCTCTCTACAATATTCAAATATTGGTATGGATTTCGTAACATTGTTTTCCCAGAAGGCATCAGGATTTTCAATTGCTTCACGAATTGCAGCATTCGCTGCAAGGTGTACCACCAAATCATATTTTTTAGTTGTTTTAAAATCACCTAAATCATGTGGAATATCATACCCATCAACTTGATGTCCTTCACTTAAAAAATATTCATATACATGACTACCAATAAAACCAAGATGGCCAGTGACTAAAATCTTCATGCAATCCTCCTACTAAATCCACGAACTTTATCAAACTTCATGAGGTTATCAAACTTATCATGTAAGTCTGACTTATGTGATATAACAAATATATTAGCATCCTTAATAATAAAACGAATGATCTTCATAAATTCATCAACACCAAATCCATCAAGAGAACTATCAAATACTTCATCCATGATTAATAGATTAGTATTAACAGAGTTCTTGACTCTTGCTACCTCTCTCCATGTAAACAATAAGGCCAAGTCAATACGCATCTTCTCACCTTCACTAAAAGATGAATATGAAAAGTCTTCATGTATTGGTGACTCTACTGTTTCATTGAACTCCTCATCTAACTTAAAGTTGATATAGAAATCCATCATCTGCAAGTAACGATTGACCTGCTGATTAATAAGTGGTAGATATTTTCTAATTATCTTAGTCTTAACACCATCATCTTTCAAAAGAGAATAGGCAAAGTCATGATGAACTATGTCTTGATTTCTTTCGGAAAGTTTATCGTCAGTTGTTTTGAGACTAGTCTTAAACTCTTCTAACTTTTCATGTTCAGTATTTCTGTTTTTAAACTGCTCGGTAATAGTTTGAATTTCTGATTCAAGTTCTCTAATCTGTTTCTGGTTGATAGAGATGTGAGTATTGTTTTTAGAAATGCCATTATTGAGTTTAGTAATCTCCTTTGTTAGTTTGACAAACTGACGCTCTCTTTCTTTCTCTTGTTCGATAGTTTTTTCTAAGTCCTCAAAACCTTTTTTAAGTTTCTTAGCCTCAGATTGAGCATCTTCAATCTTATTTAAACGAAAGTCTTCTTCTATATGCTGTGTACAGGTAGGACAAACCGTATTCTCCTTAAAGAACTTATGTTCTTTCGTAATGGTAGATACCTTATTTGATATCTGACCTTTAAAATTGTTCAGTTTGGACAATTTTTTGTCAGCACCTACAAACTTTTCTTGCTCTGTGCTTGTATCACGAACTTTATTTTCCAACTCCTCATTTGTAATCACATACTCATCAGTTTCTTTAATAAGATCATCAATCTTCTTTTTTCGATTCTTTACATCTTCTTTACTACGATTCTCTATCTCCTTTATAAACTTATCCTGCATCTGAATCTTATCTTCTAAATTCTCTTTTTTCAAAACTAATGATCGAACCTGTTCTTTTTGAATCCTCAACTTATCTTTCAACAAGTTATTCATAAATGAGAAAATACGAATATCAAGTAAATCTTCAATTACATCACGACGAACTGAACTTGATAGTTGCATGAAAGGAACAAAGGTACTACTTCCAAGTATGACTATCTGTGTAAATGATTTATAGTTTACTTTTAATATATTTTCTTCAAATATCTTTTGCATTGCACGGTCATCTGCCTGTTTATGCATCTTCTGACCATCAACCTCTATCTCAAATAGATTTGGCTTCATACATCTACGAACAAGATATTGACGACCATTAATATCAAACTCTACTTCGACTTGAGTATCTTTCTCATTTGTAGCATTTACAAGTTGAGACTTATTAATTTTACGAAAAGGTTTATTAAACAAACTAAAAGTCAAGGCATCCAACACTGTGGATTTACCTGTACCATTTGTTCCAACTATCAAATTCGTTGCATTTTGTTGGAAATCTATTTCCGAAAACTGGTCTCCAGTTGACAGAAAATTCTTCCATCTAATCTTTTGAAACGTTATCATTCTTAGGTGGTGGAACGACTATATCGTTCGGTGTGATCACTGCGTACTTATAATTATACATCTTACACGTACGGATGGCAAGTGCATCTTCAATTTCTATAACATTCAAAGTTGCATTCTCATCATCATTTAACATCATAGCATATCTTTCTGCATCGTCCTCTTCTTCAAACATAAAAAGGACTTTTTCTCCGTAACGATTTAGAACAGCATAGGCACCATCGTCCCGTCTGTCTTTAAGTGAAAGAAGATACATTAGTCTACCTCGCAAGCTTCGGTGTATATTTGTTGTAGAATTCCTTTAATGAGAGTTTTATCTCCTTCAAACTCAGATTCATCAATATAGCGATTCAATATACCTATCGTATTCTCAGTTTCTTCAACTTCAAAGTCCGCACTTTCGGTTAATACAAAATTTTCAATTATTTTTAAGTCTTGAATACCAGAGTTGTATAATTTATCTATAAATTTTTCAAATTGCTTTTGGTCGGTTTTCTTCTTCACAACGACTTTGACTATCTTATCTTTAAATTCTCTAGTATCAAATAACTTATAATTCGTATCTTCGTAGTAGATATTGTAAAATAATCTGTAAGGATTGTTTATTGGTTTGTGTTCGATTGTTTTAGTATCAAAGATATGAAACCCTCTTGTATCTAAAACATCGTTCCAGAACATCTCATAAGGGTTTCCAAGATAATATATCTTTCCATTATCAGAACGAGTATGATAGTGACCTGAGTATACACGATAGAATTTATCGAATATCTTTGTATCCATTCCATGTTCCATAGTATGACCACGAGTAGCAACAAATCCATTTAACTCAAGATGACCCATAGTTACATCAGCGGATGTGGTATCCATCATCTCAAGAGTTTGTAGTTTATTCTCTTCATTAATCCAAGGAAGCATTAAAATATCTAATCCACCGATGTTGACAGTTGTTGGTTCTGAGTAAACTTCAACATTATCATATTCTTTTAATAAAAGTTCAACAGTATTAACTTCATTTGTATCTTTATAGTATGCAGTGTGATTACCAACGATTGTATGGACAGTAATACCCATTGCTTGTAATCGGTCATAATAATTTTTCTTCGACCACTCAAGAGTTGCTAGGTCAATATTACGACGATTATCAAAAGTATCACCCATATCCACAATAGTATCAATCTTATTTTTCTCTAAGTATGGAAAAAAGATATTATCGTAAAACTTTTTGAAATACTTGTGTATGTAATCAGCACCTTTTCTTGCACCGAAGTGCTGATCTGTAATAATTGCTAACTTCATTTTTTCTTCTTCTGTGGTTTTTGTGGGTAATATTGGAAACCTTCGGTTTGCTCACGCAAATCAGATATTCTAAATGTTATCATCTTATCCCAAGGTGTGCCATCTTGATCCATTAATACAGCAGCCTTTTTACCCTGTATTCTCTGAACACATCCAACATATCCTCGATA